TTTCCTTATCCATAAATTCGTCCTGATACTTACACTCCTTACAGAAGCATTCTGATAAAGTACAGCGGTACTGTCTGCCGTCTTTGGTTGCAATGTATGGATTGCAGATATAATGTCCTTTTCTGTTAAGAATAGAGATGGCAAATCCCTGTAATAACTCAATATCTGCTATGTCCCAGGGATAAATTTTCTCTGCCTCCTCATCCGTCACATCCACAAGTTCTTTCAACAGATTATAGGCTGCATTGTCGATGGCATCTCGCCTTGCAAGCATTTTGTCACTTAATTCTATTTCCTTCATTCGTTTTTCCTCCATATACACTTTTAAAGTAAAATAATTGTTATACTGCTATCTTCTTATCTGTTGTCAGCCGGTTATACTCTCTTATCACACGTTCACCCAGTCTGGTATTACGTTTGTCACTTTCGGTATTGTGAATGGCCATGTAAATAGCTTTCTTATTACCTACAATGGCAACTCTTACCTTGGCTCTGGTAACTGCTGTATAGAGAATGTTTCTCCTAAGCATTTTGTAAAACATAGGCAGCCATGGCAGTATAACTACCGGGTACTCGGACCCTTGACTTTTGTGTACCGTTGTGGCATAAGCATGCTCTATCATGTCTAATTCATCACTGGTATAATTCACACTGCGTCCGTCTGAGAACTGAAGCCTTGCCAGCTGTACACCTTCCTCGTCCTGATAGATGTCCGTCATATAACCCACATCACCATTACTAATCTGGTTCTTGTTTTTGTTATGTATGATTCGGTCACCTTCTCTGTAGGATCTCTTTCCGGCTTTCATTTCCTGCTTACCTTCTTCCATGGGATTTACAATCTCCCATAATCTCGCATTCAGGGCATCTACGCTGGCTTCTCCTCTCTTACGAAATGGTGTAAGTACCTGTACCTGATCCACACCATACTCTGCTATGGCTTCCCGGTATAATTTTTCCACCTTATCCGCAGCTTCTTCTGCAGTATCTGCATGTATCAGTTCAAAGCCGGTACCATAATCCAACGCAGCATTGTTCTCCTGCATCCGATAGGCATTGATTGCAATTCTGCTGTTCTCAGCCTGACGGAAAACCATATCCAGTACTGTTACGGGTATTACGCCACACATAACAAGTTCTCTGAATACATTGCCCGGGCCCACGCTTGGAAGCTGGTTTACATCTCCCACCAGCACCAGTCTGGTACCCTCTTTGATGTGGCTGAAGAACTCAAATGACAGCCTCATATCCGACATGGTAAACTCATCTCCAATAATGAAATCTGCATCCAGCATTTCTTCCACTGCTTCGCAATCCTCATCATTGGTCAGTCCCAGGGCACTGTGCATGGTGATGGCATCAGGATGTCCTGTACTTTCAGCCATACGTCTGCTGGCACGTCCCGTAGGAGCTGTCAAAAGCACATTTTTACCACCCAGCTTCTCATTGATATAGAGCAGTACCTTCTGTACCGTAGTCTTACCGGTACCGGGACCACCAGTTATGATGCTTACCAGATGGGTAAATGCTTTTCTTACTCCTTCCACCTGCTTAGCCGACAACAAAATACCCAACTCCCTCTGTGCTTCAGCAATCAAAGCTTCGAGTTTGTTTGATACTATGCTTTCCTGTACAAGTAATGTAGCAAGCTTCTTCGCAGCACCGCACTCATATCCATAAAGCCTTGCTGTATATAGGGCATTATCCTCATAGTACAAAATATGCTCCTTTACCATACGGTACAGCTCCTGATACACTTCCACCTCAGATACCACTTCGTTCTGATATCCATGGTTTAACTGCTCATATACTTTTTTCTGGAACAGCTGCTTATCTGCATATAAATGTCCTTCCTGCATTTCAAGCTCCATACAATAATGGATGCAGCCTTCAATACGCATGGGGTCATTTAATCTGCACTTATTAGCCTTTGCAATTTCATCTACTGTCAGAAATCCAAATCCACTAATCTGACATAACATGAAAGGCTGGCTCTTTACAGTATCCAACGCATTATTTCCGAAGTGTTCGTATATTTTCTGTATCTTTTTGGGAGTTACATTGAATGGTGTCAGATAGGCAGCTAAGTCACGCATGGCATGGCTGCTTCGATAAGATAAAAGAATGGTGTCCAGCTTCTTCTGTGTAATACCCTTAATCTCCAATAGACTATCCGGGTAATTATCCAGTACATCAAAAGTACGTGTACCGAACCGGTCTACAATAAGCTTTGCAGTCTTTGGACCAATCCCTTTTACCATACCTGATGAAAGATAACCCATAATACCCTCTTTCGTCTGAGGCAATATTTCCTCATAGGAATCCACCTGAAGCTGCAATCCGTAATTACTCTTTATCCATTTCCCCTGCATATCAATTTCTATGGAATCCGTATCCGGCAGGTTATTGCCTATGGCAGTGAACTGATAACCACTGCCTTTATAATACTGGCTTCTTGCCTGTGCCGGTACGCTGCTATCCTCCGTATGATATACGAAGATACAGTAACCATTGTCCTTATTCTGAAATATTGGTTTGATAAATCTACATTTCATTGATTTCCTTCCTTTCTTCCACAAGAATAAATCCGGATATACCTGTCTCTACCATTCGATAGATTGGAATACCCAGCTCTCTTGCTCTCTTTATCTCACCCTGCATACCATTACTTATGACATCGCCACAGATTACAAGTGCCTTACAAAGCTTCAGAACAGATAATCCAAATTCCAATGCAATTTCCCTTTCCTGCGGAATCGTATCATCCACGTAATCCGGAAGGAAACTGTGTGGTGCAATGGCTCTGCAACCCCAATATGCAGCTACCATTCTTGCATACACTCCAGCCTGAATCATATTGTGTTTCATGTCAGACCTCTTGGGTGCAGACAATGGCGAACAAATATATACTAAATCCTCTTTATTCATTAAGCGGCTCCCTTCTTCTTAACAGAAAATCTTCTGCTTTCCGTAGTATTTACATAGTCATCATAGACATCCGGATGCTGTACTTTTAATTTCTCCAGCCCCTTCTTATCTATGCCGGTTCGGTATGCCGGATTGTATGTAACGATATATTCCGTACCTCCATCTTTTAAGACACCGGTACAGCTTACACCCATTTCTTCAACAATCTCTGCATAGGACTCCTTCATCTGTTCCTCTAACTTCTTGGATTCCTGATCCAGCTTGGATTTCTGTTCCTTTAGTTCCAGGTATCTCTCAAGGCCAACCAGATGCTTACGGTTTAACTTCACCTGATCCGCGTCTTTATCTGCAGGACCATAATGTTTACGGATACTTTCCAAAACCAAATCCGCTTTCTCGGTATATGGAGGTTCCACACCCATCTTCACGTTGTCATTCCAGAAATATTCTTCCTCTGCAATCAGATCCTCTTCCAAATCAAGGTCACGTTCCATATGACGAATAAAGAACTCGTCTTCATTGTTGCCATACAGGCAGGCAAAATAAACCTTGTTAATATTCATTACTGCCATATAATGTCTTCCCTGGTACTCATAATTTACCGGGGTAGAATTGTTGGCCCACTTGTCCTGGCAGTTGTAATTAGTGGTCTTACACTCTAAAATGCCATAGGTTCCATCTCCAAAATCAATGAAAAAGTCCACATCCGCTAACATAAACGGATACAATGGGTGGCGGAACATCTTACGGACAGGAAACACTCTAAAGCCTGTCTTCTTGGAAAAGATTTCTGCCACCAAATCTTCCAGTCTGTGTCCAACTTCCTTGGCAACCCAGTTACTCTCTTCCTCATCCATGGCAGGTGTTATACCTCGCTTATCATAGTAAAGGTCTCTTTTGGTGCAAAAAGGGGATACTCCCATAATAGCAGCAGCATCACTTCCTCCAATGCCAAGACGACGGTATCCTAACCAGTCTTCCCTGCTTAAGTTTTCTGTATCTACAACAACTTCCGGTTTATAACTTAAATTTAAACTCATATCTTTATCCTTTCCGACAGAAAACGAGAGGAAAACTACTTTCCTCCCGTCTGTCTATTCCTATTTTTTTATTCCATATCTTCGCATAAAGGTTTTCCAGCCTCACGGATAGAAACTTCTTTCCGCTCTCTGTCATAATAGTAAATGCTATTTGAAAGCTGTTCTTCTCTACGAACACCCTCCTCATTAATAAGCTGAACATCTTCTGCTCTTAATATATGACCGGAATGTTCCTCTTCCACCATTACTATTATTTCATGTGTACTACTAGGATAGATGATAAGATTAGAATCGTGCTTTATAGCTACTTTATGCAGAAATTCAGGATTCAGCATGATCTTTGCACCATACTGCTTCTTTTCGTTAGATATGACGTATACTCCGCCTTTTGCAGCAGGAACCTCCATACCTTCTTCAGCCATATAGCTCATGAATCCTCCTAATATGTCATCAAGGCTGGCTACAAAAAAACGTTCCTTATCCATCATACTTTGCATACTTTGGTCTAGGATTGTTTCTTTGTCTACACCCCACTTCTGTACTAAGCTGTCAGTAACATAAATCATTCCATCAATACCATTTTCAGTGATTACATCAATATATGGAACAATAGCCAGGTCTAAAAACTGCTTATGTACTCTCTCTTTCAGAACTTCCTGATTTGCAGAATAATTAAGCAAAGCTACTCTCAATTTTGATTTTGCTCCCTCATACTGCTGGATTTCCTCAACTATATTACCTACATCCACCTGTTCTTTCAGCATATCCTGAATACGTAATACAGCATCTAACATTGTAAACCTGCCACTTTTATATGCCTGATACATATCATCCACATATATCGTTGGACTTACATTATCTCCTTTTTTGTCAAATCGTATCCCCGTATAAACAAGCTTATTGTTCTTCTTTGCTTTAATCGGTACCGGTGTGTAGGTCTCATCCAATACATCTTTAAGTTCCGTCATTAATTCTTCAACAAATTTATCCATAGTTTTTCTCTCCATTTCTATTAATATGTTCCGGGAATATCGTATTCTTCCCAATTCATTGATAGTGCCCTTGCAATCGTTTCTTCCATTCTGGTAATCCTGCTTCCTTCCTCACCATCACAGGCAAGCATATAAAGAATTTCAGATATACCATAGTAAATGTCATGTGCCGTACAAGGATCTTCGCCCTGCTGTGCCTTAAATAATTCTACTGCCTCTGCCTGATACCTTTTAGGAATTTTCAGCTTATCCATGACACCACGCATACAGTTTACCGGATGCATAATATCAATCTTTAAAAGCTTGATAAGATTACCCGTTGCCAACTGATATTTGCTATACAGCTGCTTTAACTGTTGCTCGAACTCCGTAATGTCATTTCCATAGCGATGCTCTAAACGTAACGGATTACCAAGATTGATAGTTGTATTCTCTGTACCTGATACGAACATTGGATAAATATTCGCTCCTCCGTTTCCTGTATCTGAAGTTGTAATCCTTACCATAGGCTTCATTTCATCCACTGACTTTCCATGTAGCTTCAGTTCTTCCTCGTATGCTTTAAGCAACTCGTCCTCACCAGACAGCTCCCATAACGCAGAAACCATATTGTGCTCATAAAAGCCACCCAGGTAATTACAGCCTTTGAAGTTACTGCCTAAATAATCAACTGCATGCATGTAGATTTCCTCTACATCCAAAATAGAATAATCATTGCAGTCGCCGCTCAGAACCGCTGATACCTTTCCTTCTGAGAAACGTATCAAAGCTTCACCGTTAGCTACTTTCAGCAAATCGTTCAGAATACGTGCATAGACACTCTTTTCTACCCTGCGAAGACCATTTCCTGCAATTCCGGCTCTATCAAGAATACTCTTGATTGCACAGCCTCTTACCGGATAGTATTCACTCTTGTCCTTAAGAAGCAGTCCGGTATTTACGATAGTATCTGAGATAATATCCTCATCCAGACCATCATTCACGTACTTCTCGCGCATTTCTTCTGCAATCGGGCTGCCTTCTGTGATTGGCACTAGACGCAGGTTCTTTGCTTTTCTTCTCTTCCAAAACGAATTAGTTCCAATCCGCTTGAGGCAGGCAAAAAAGTCATCCTGCTCTTGGAAGATGCCCCGATAGCCATCCTTAAATACACTTGTTTCATTCATTCTTTGTTCCACCTTTCTTTCTCTCCATTCTGGAGGTTATTTTATCCAGCCGCTAATGCGGACAAGCCCTCTGGGCATTTCTGGCAATAAAAAAAGGAATGGTCCAACTAAGTTCCATTCCATACTACGTGTGGTAATCCACAAAATAACTTTCTGCTCCCCTATGCATGTCTATCCATAGAAAAACAAAAAGTGCCAAAAGACTGCCATTTTAGTAAATGGTAATTCCTTTGACACTAATACAATCATAAACAACGTATGCCTGACTTCTACAAGTCAACTCCCACAAGGGATAACTGTTTGCAAGATATATCGGGTATATCCTGCCACATCCCGTTCCCCTAACTGGGTAAGCATAAAAATCAATTACAGCATCATATTAGCACAACATTTTGTGTTCTGTCAACTTCAATATACTATATATGTATGTGCGAAAATTTTTGTAATAATTTTTCAAGTTTTTCTATTGTTATCGATACTTAATTAGTAAATGACTCTTCATTTACAGATTTTGTCATTGGTTCTTTGATAACTGAAGAACATACACCATCCTGTATATGGGTTCCAATGAATGATATTACTACACTTAATATGTCATCCATTTGGATTGAATTGTACAAAGTACAGCCAGACAACATGGCCAAAATGGGCATAGGAAGCGGGGATGGAAGGTATGTGTAATAGAAATTCATTAGAGGTTTACAAAATGAAAAATAAGAACAATATATTTTCAGACTATCCTGATGTAGTTACCGTAGAACAGCTTTCTACTATGCTCGGAATAAGTACAAAAACTGCTTACAAACTTGTCAAAGAGAAAAAAATAAAGTCAGTTTCTATAGGACGTACTTACAAGATACCTAAAATTTTTATCTTAGATTATTTAGAAATACCACATTAATCTCTTTCCATCTAAGAAACATATGTTATAATACTCTTGTCATGACAGATGAAAGCTGACTACCAAAAGGAGGAAAAAATTATGGTAGCAGGTCATCTGCGCGTACAAAACGGCGTATATCAAATGATACTCAGTTATAAGGATGTAAATGGTAAACGAAAAACGAAATCCATCTCTACCGGTCTTACTGAGAAAGGTAATGCAAGAAAAGCTGAACGTATGCTTCAAACAACAAGACAAGAATTTACAGCACCTGATATGGCTGCTGAATATGGAAAGGATGTGAATACGGGCGAATTAGATAACAAGAATGTTCTACCAAATTCTTCCATACCGGAATTGCAAAATCAAGGTATGGTACTTATCGCTGATAAATCTACAATCATTATGGAGAAATTACTGAACGAAGAAGTAACTCTTAATCCTACTATGGATTCATCATTGCTATTGAAATCCAAGGAAGAGATTCTTTTCTGTGATTATATGCTTTATTGGCTAAATTCTACACGAAAATCCATAGAAGAAGATACCTATGCCGGTTACCAATATGCTATTCAAAAGCGCATATATCCCTATTTTGCGGATAAAGGTCATACACTGGCAGACATCGAGCAACAACCATTTCTTATTCAGGCTTATTATAATTACGAAATGGAAACTCATGGTATCTCTGCTAATACAGTAAATCATCGTCATGCAAATATCCGCAAGGCTTTACAAGATGCTTTTAAAGTAGGACTCATTCAGTCCAATCCGGCAGATCGCATTACAAAGCCTAAAGTTGATACATTTGAAACAACCGTTTACAATGAGAATGAATTAGCAAAATTATTTGAGGTGTTTAAAGGCGATCCACTGGAATTAGCTGTTATTTTGGGTAGCTTTTATGGGCTTCGCCGTAGTGAAATAGTTGGATTGAAGTGGAACTGTATTGATTTTAATCGTAAGACTATTACAATCCGCCATGTAGTTACACAAGCTACTGTTGATGGTAAATTTAAAATCTTGCAGAAGAATCGTACTAAAACAAAGTCTAGTACTCGGTCATTACCATTGGTTCCGCAATTTGAAAACATGCTGGTCCAAATGCGTAAAACACAAGAACATAATATGATTTTATTTGGAGATTCATATTGTAAGGAATTTACTGAATATATCTACGTTGATCCTATGGGTTATTTGATAAAGCCAGGATTTGTAACGCAGCATTTTCGTCTTATATGTGATAAAAACGAATTGAAGCACATTCGATTTCATGATCTAAGACACATCTGTGCTACTCTACTTTATGAGAATGGCGTGGATATGAAAGCGATTCAAGAATGGTTAGGACATAGTAATATATCTACTACGCTTAATATTTATACGCATCTTGATTACAAGAGCAAAGTTAGTTCAGCAAATGCTATTATTGGTATCTTGCCAAAAGCAAAAGAAAAAGAACTCGCCATAGCCGGAAACTAATTCGAGTTCTTTTAAACACTAGTGCTGGTGGCCGGACTTGAACCGGCACGGGGTTGCCCCCGAAGGATTTTAAGTCCTTTGCGTCTGCCTATTCCGCCACACCAGCATGGTGTGTGTATAACATCAACTCGAAGACCTTATCCAACTTTTGGAGGGATGCTACGAGGGATGTATCTAAAAAATTGAATATTGATTTAGCTGAAACCCAGTAAAATCAATGGTTTGTGACGGATTGTTAAAATCTCACGTGCGAGATTTTAAGTCCCTTGCGTCTGCCTATTCCGCCACACCAGCTGACGCAAAGTCTTGATAGCTTTCGCTATCGAATGGGGCCTACAGGGCTCGAACCTGTGACCCTCTGCTTGTAAGGCAGATGCTCTCCCAGCTGAGCTAAGACCCCATTAATGCTGGTACAATTAAACTGTCGTTCAACTGAACGACCCAGAAGGGACTCGAACCCTCGACCTCCGCCGTGACAGGGCGGCGCTCTAACCAACTGAGCCACTGGGCCGTATGAATGCATTATACATTCAAAACCGAACACTGATTTATCTCTTACAAAACATCTCTCAAGTTACACTAAGATAACTCTCGATTTTCTCCAACC